CGTGGTCACCGGGACGACCCCGACGTTCACCCTGACCGTCACTGGCGACCTGGTCTGAGATGACGAACAAGGCCTTCGGGTGGATCGCCAATATGGATTTTGAACTGTGGAGGCCTCCGCAGTACATCTTCTCTTACGGGATCATCGGCCCCACGGGCACCGTCGTGCTTGAGGGTGCCAATTCCTACGTGACCGTGGCCTACGGCGACAGCCCATACGACGTGTGGGCGAAGATCGTGGCTCAGGTGCGTACTGACCAGAGCGATTCGACTCTGATCGTGCAGAACGCGCCGTCTAGTCTCGACTCGCTGATGTTCGACAAGACCTACTAGCCATGACCGACCCGGTCACGGACTACTTGACCGTCGACCAGCTCAAGACCGCGCTGCAGATCACGAACGACAGCAAGGACGACCTGCTCGCGCTGGCCATCTCCTCGGCCAGTCGGCAGATCGACACCCACTGTCGTGACCAGTTCTGGTCAGCGGACACCCCGTCAGCGCGGGTGCTGGCGCCGGACTACCCGGTCGACATCTTCACCGGTGCGTACGCCTCGACGGTCGGGATGACGGTCGAGACGGACGACGACAACGACGGCGTGTTCGAGACGCTGTGGGACGCGACGGACTGGCAGGCGGAGCCGCTGGTGCCGCAGGCCGGCTACCCGTTCAACCGGGTGGTCGCGGTCGGGTCGCGGCGGTTCCCGGGCGCCCGGCAGCAGCCGTACACGTACCTGCGTTATCCCTACTACGGGGGCGACTGGGGCAGCCACGGCGGGCAGTCGGCGTGGGCGGCGCATTCGCGTCGCGCCCGCGTCCGCATCACCGCTCGGTGGGGTTGGCCGTCGGTCCCGGCCCAGGTGCAGCAGGCGTGCCAGGTGATCGCCATCGACAACTACAAGTCGAAGGACTTCACCAACGGCAGCGCCGGCACCACGGGCTTGGCGAATGGTGCGTACGGCTCTCAGCGCAGCGCCCTGGTCGTGCACAGCCTGTCCCCGATGGCGTGTTCGCTGCTGCGGGGCCTGCGTGACGTGGTCGTTGCCTGATGCCCGGCAAGATCCGGCAGATCCGGCAAGCCCTCGCCGATCGGCTGGGCAACATCGACGACCTGACGATCTACCCGAAGATCCCGGACTCGGCGAATGTGCCGTGCGCCTGGATCGGGCCGGACAAGGCGAAGCCGCTGGCTGACTACCAGCAGATCTACGGCGGCGGTCAGGTTCAGTACAACTTTCTGATCGAGGTCGTGACGAACCGTCAGGACATCGAGTCGGCTCAGGACATTCTCGACGACTACGCCAGCGAAGACGGTCCGTTCTTGCAGCGTCTGCACGCGTATGACGCGGGTGACGCATTGGCGGAGCTGATCGGGAACAACATCGAAGTTCTCACCGCGAGCCGTTATGGCAGTTACAAGGTCGGCGGCACGGTCTATCTCGGTTTCCAGCTGGCTATCCAGCTGTCCTCTTAGGAGAAATATGGCCGGAAAGTCTGCTGGGCCGAAGCTTGTCGTTTTACTGCCGTTCGATCGGACCGACGGGTGGCCCGCAAAGAACGTCGAGTTCGCCCCAGGAGATTCCTGGGATTCCAACCATCCCGACACTCCGAAATATCTGGAGTGGGGACTGGTGGGAGAAGACGTCCCGGCGCCTGCCGGGTCTAGCCAACCTGGCAAATCTGATGAAGGGGCCGAATAATGGCTACGCGTAATGTGCTTGTTGGCCGGAACCTGGCCATCTGGGCTGACGGTTATGACATCTCCGGTAACGGCAACGAGGTCAAGATCAAGCGGGATGCCGCGAAGATCGACGCCACGGTGTTCGGTGACCACTTCAGCTACGACCTGGCCGGTATCCAGAAGGCCAGCCTGGAGTTCAAGGGCTTCTACGCGGCCGGCTACAACTTCCTGGACCAGATCATCAACGCCCGGTTCGGGCAGACCGCCGACGTGCTGACCCTGACCGCCCCGGCGGGCCTGGCGGCGCTGGCACCGGCGATCCTGATGCCGTCCGTGCTGACCAAGTACGACATCGACGTCAAGCTCAAGGGCGCCGTCGACATCGATTCCGAGTACGACGCCCGTGGCGCGATCGACTCCGGGTTCATGCTGGTCAGCCCCATCGGTGCGACCACCGTGACCGGCATGTCCGGCGTGCTGGACAACACCGCGAACGGTGGCGCGACCACCGGCGGTTGGGCCGCGCAGCTGCACATCTCTTCGGTGTCGGGCACTACGCCCTCGTTCACCGGCAAGCTGCAGGGCTCCCCGGATGGCACGACCTGGACGGACCTGCCGGGTGGACTGTTCAACGCGATCACCACGCCGAACCAGGCGCAGCGGCTGACTCAGCCGAACGGCGTCTCGGCGCCGGCACAGATCCGGTTCAACTACACGATCAGCGGCACGACCCCGTCGTTCACCGTGGCTGCCGCGTTCGCGCGTACGCCCGTTTTCCTCTGAGTTGACTGATGGCCGAAGTTCGCATTGATGTGAGCTTCGAGGGGCTCGATAGCGTCCAGGCCGATCTCGATCGGATCCAGGCCGCTATCGAGCCCCCAGGCATCACCGCGTTGCTGTCCGACGGTGCCGATGTGTTCGTCGACTCGGCATTCGAAGCCGCCCCGAAGTTGACCGGGGCCCTAGCGGCGTCGATGCACAAGGAACCGGACGGAGACGGCTGGGTGATCTCGCCCGGCGACATCGTCTACGCGAACATCCAGAACATCGGCGGGGACAACTACGGCAACCCGCTGATGAAGTTCATGGGCCGTGACGGGTGGATCACCACCGACCACGTGCACGTGCCTGGTTCGCACTACATGGATGAGGCTTTCGCGCTGGGCCAAGACCTGGCCACCGAAGCCGTTGAACAAGCCCTTGACGCGGTTATCGAGGGCTGACCCGCGCCACAAAACAGGAGATGATTGTTGTGAGCTCTGATTTCGACGAGTACCCGATCCTTGACTCGCACAACGAGGTTCTTCCCGACCTCGAGGAGCGGGCGGTGTCGGTGCCGAAGCTGAAGCGCACCGTGCTGCTGCGCGAGTTCGACGGCGGCGAGCAGAACGAGTACCGCCAGCCCATGTACAAGATCAACGGCACGAAGATCGAGCTGTCGATGGACGAGGCCAACCTGCGCCTGCTGGCCATCGGGATGCGCCGCCGCGACGGCAGCCGCATGTACCCCAACACCGACACCGGCATCAAGCTGCTCAACAAGTGGCCCTCGAGCATCATCGAGATGCTGGCCAAGGAGCAGCGCGAGCTCAACGGTGAGAACGAGGACGACGCCACCGTGGAGGGAAACTCCGAGGGCGAGCGGACCTCCGAGCTTTCTTCCGACTCGCCATCGCTTTCGGTTGCCTCCCCAGCGAGTTCGCTCGCCGAGTAGGGGTCAAAGAGCTGCGCCTGCTCTACGCCTTCGAGCGGATCGAAGGGCCGATCGGCGGCCGGCGCGATGACTACAACGCCGCGATGGTCGCCATGAACTCGCTGGCACCGCACGTCGAGAAGGGCACCAAGCTCACCCTCGACCAGTTCTTGATCCAGTACGGCGAGCAGCCGGAACCCGACGAGCTGATCGAAGGCGAGATCGGCGAGTCCGCCGTCTGGTTCGACTCCTCGGTCTTCCAGTACTCGCCTGAACAAATTCCGATCAACAGCGAATTGGGGTGAACGATGGCGGATTCGAGTCTGACGATCCGGATGCTCGCGGACGCCCAGCAGGCGCTTGACGCCATCGCTGAGCTGAAGGCCGCGATCGCCGGACTGTCGGATGAGTCCGTCACCCTCAATGTCAACACCGATGGCGTGGCCGAGGCCGAGACGGAGCTCGCTGCCCTCAAGGCCGAGGCCGACGCCGTTGACGGCGACAACATCAAGCTGAACATCGACTCTTCGCAGCTCAAAGAGGCCGAGACGGCCGCCACCGAGCTGGGCACCGAGGTCGACGGTGTCGCCAAGGACTTCGAGTCCGCATCGCAGGCTGGCACATCTATGGCTACGGCGGTTGAGCAGGGCGTAGGGGACGCCGAGACCGGCATGAAAGACCTCGAGCAGGGTGTCAGCGCAGCGGAGCTGGGCATCCAGGACCTCGAGGGGGCCGTCCAGGATGCCGAGACAGGGCTGCAGGACCTCGAGGGTGCAGCCCAGGACGCGGAGGTCGGGCTTCAGGACATTGAGGAAGGCGCCGTTGTCGCGGAGAAGGGCATCGAGGACCTTGAGGGCGCAGCCCAAGACGCCGAGACCGGCCTCTCGGCCCTTCTCACGACCGCCCAGGGGATGGCCTCTGGCTTGAGCGGAATCGGGGAGGCCTTCGGCACCCTGATGGGCGCCATCGGGCCGGTGATCATGGCTCTCGGCATCTTCGCGGCCGTCGCTGGAG